TGAAGAACCACCGGTCGATCTTCTCTACCGAAATAGACTTGATCGACTGCCCGTCGCACATATAAAACCCGTCGTCAGACAAAAAGTAAGTGATACCTGCGTACTGAACAATGGAGTTAGCCTCTAAGCACCCCTGCCCTCTTGATATGGTGTCAAACTGAAAGACAAGCGGGCTACCAACATAGGACATCCTGACAACAGCGCGATCCAAAAAGACTAGGCCGTATTCACCCCCAGTGACTCCCTTTACATGCCCGCCATCTGGGATGTCTTGGTAGTCTGATTGCGTTAACGCTGAAGCAGTCCAGTCGGTTTCATCTCCCAACGCAGACCATTCGACCCTGTTGGGATAAACAGTTGCGCCATTGTTGTATCCGGCAACAACAAAGTCCCTAACGACAGCAACGTACCTAGACTTAGGGGCGGCAGCACCAAGGTCTGCAAAGAGCGTAGATGTCCCCATGAGATAACCCTGGAGCCTGTCATAACCGTTAGCCGCGATCAGTCGATTGCCAAACTGCGTGAAGTTCCATCGTTGGCCCGAAGGTGTTGAGTAACCACCGGTCTTAGATACATTTGAGAATGTGAGGTCGTTGCCATTCAAAAGAAATAACTTACTAGCACCACCCGCAAAGAGCTTGACAGCCTCAGTAGGCGTTCTTGCAGACGCAATGTTATTTAAGTTCTCGGATGCAGACCCGCTCCAGTCCTGCGGGGTCATAATAGGCCCATAACCGACTGCTTGTGGCGTAACGTTCTTAGCGTCCACAAGCGCACCAGAAGCCCCAGGCTGATCGGGCATCCACTCACCAAAAGGAACCATCATCGCTTGGCTACCATCATTGTGAGCGGTACACCCGAATACTGACTTTCTTCGTCAGAACGCGTTAAAGAAGCGATAGCGCGATCATAAAGTGCACCCCAAGTCTGTAGCCTGGGGTCGTTCATAATGTAAGGCTCGGCCTCGCCTAGTGACGCATAGAGAAGTGCGTCCGGACAGGTCGTAAGCCAGAGATTTGACGTATTGCTCGTAGAGAGAAACGCAGGGGCTGCGTAGTACAAGATCTTGATCGTGTAATCGCTGTCAGGAATTGGGGCAAATTGAATCGTAGACCCAAGGATGGTGTAGAAAGCCGGTACTCCACTTTCGTTCGTCCTACCGTTCCGAATGAAGATGCTCGGCGTTGCGAACGTAACTGGGAAGTCGGGGTCAGAGTCAACGTACACATCCCTTGCTTGCAGGAAGTCGCTAGGCAGACTAATTGTCGCGCCGCCAGAGGTTGCCGTTGTCGATGTTTGCGTAAGCATTTGACGCAAGCGTAGATCTCGACGGAGCCGAATTTCTGCAAGTTGGATGAAGTCTGGGATCGCGGAAGTAAGATCATCTCGTGAGAGATAATTAGCTATGGTCGTCTGTAGTTCGCTGTAGGTGCTTAGGGCCATATTCGACATCGCTCCATCGGTATTCGTGCGTCCCGATGTGTCCTATTTCGAGGCTCAATTCGTGATCCACGAAAGTCTTTATCCCGTGGTCTAAGGCTTTCACACAAAAATGCACATCTTCGCCAATTAGACCACCCGCCCCCCATACTACATCAAACCACGGCTGAGGCATAGCCTCAAACACAGACTTATGGGTTAACACAACCCCAAATCCTACAGCCGTGACTTCTTCAATACCCTTCTTGCCTCGACTCTCGATCTTCTCAAAGATCTCTTTGTCTTGATGAAAGTTAATCGCCGTCGGTAGAACTGGTTTACGTCTTGTGACTGCATTAACCCCGACAATCTTTTGCCCGTGTGCTAACAATCGTTCTAACGTGTTCTTAGGGAACCTCATATCCGAGTCCACCCAAAGAATGTACTCAGCACCGTCGGCTAAGGCTTCTTTGGCTAATGACTCTCTTTGACTAAATATGAGCGTCCCAGGGGCTGTGTACAAGAGGAACGATCCACCTGTAATCGCGCACCTATTGGCCCCATCGTATGCAGCCAGACGAGCCATATCAAACGCCGTCCCCGTCATCATCGTGTCCCGACACGGAACACAAAAAGCTATCTTCATACTTTTCCTGGGCGAGTTCTAAAGTGTCTGTTTTCGGGGTCGTTCATCCACGCCCTGAATTTCTTTTCGTCTGCGACTGCAAAGCCTCGCATGATCCCTTGTTTGTTTAGGTCGTCAATCACCGCATAAGGTAACTGAGCGTAACGTGTCCACTCACCCCAACGCTCGCGCTCGTCAGTGGCGTTATAGAGGGCTTTGTTCTGCTCGATGATTGCAGATATGTCCTGAGTTCTCTCAAAGACAAACTGATCGTCAGTTGCGTGAAATTTAGTTTTGAGCATAAAAAAAGGGAGGTTGTTACGCCTCCCTCTTTTTTACCACAGTTTTTACTACGCCGTCTTGAGGTCAGCCAGGATACCGTGAGCAGCCTCGTTACGCATCTCCAAGGTGAACTCCGCGAGAATCTGAGTTTTCTCGGAGTCGCCGGTTTTCGCTAGCTCGTTGGTCTGGAACGGACGCAGATAACCAACTGCTGCGTATTCCGGATCAAGGATGAACGCATCACGGCTACGAACGAATCTATCAGGGACGACCGAAATTGAGCCGAAGTCACTTAAATAGACATCAGCCGCGCCAATGATGGTCGTCGGTGCGTCAGAAGGAGCCATATAACGCTGTGCTGCGATACCCGCAAAGGCCGAAACGGTCTGCTTGAGTGCAGGGCCAACCACGAGGATCTTGGGGCTTCCACCAGAGGTGTAGACCTGCTGCACACCATCCTTGAGGATCGTCTCGGTAAAGGTACGGGTCGTACCATCCGAGCGAGTGCTCACGCCGATTGTGGTGGGGTTAGCACCGTCGGTCGTGTTGTAGTTCGAGTTGGTCTTGAGCCAAGACAAAAGCGAACCCAACTTGCGAGCCGTGGATGAATTGCCAGCACTACGTCCCTGGTTGGCAGCAAGAATGGTCTCTTGGTCGCGCTTTAGCTCCTGCGAAGCCTTGGAAAGCTGGTAGGCTTTTTCTGCGCGTCTGCCTGCAAGGTCAACGGCCATCATGGTTCCTGACACCTGGATCGTCTTAGCAACGATCTGCGTGTAGTTACCAAGACGGGTCGTCGGGCTGATAGTTGCTGCGGTTGCGTCGTCACCTTCAACCTGTGCGTTGTTGGTTGTTGCTGCGGCCAACGTGTCGGTCTGCCACTCATGATAGACAGCCGTTGCTTTGGTGCGAGCAAGCGACGAAAGGATAGGTGTCTCGGTCGGGCTGATGTTATAAATAACCGATTTGTTATCGCAAGGCTCTTTATCCTTGCTTCTACCGTTTTCACGGTAGTCCAGACTATATCATCGCTTTCGCGTCGGGCGCTCGTGGGTAGATTATTCTTTCGTCACTACCTAGTCGTTGAACCTTCCGCAACCCTGGGTCTTTCGACTTACATTTGCGGCTTGGCTGCTGATTGCCCAATCCTTGAGATTATTACGCTTTGGTACTCAAGGCTCTAAGGGGTTTCCAGCAATTCACCCGATTATTCAGTGATGCCTAGAGAAATGGCATTTAGGGCATAAAACTTCAGCATTAGCAGGATCAAAACGAGCGTCTTTATGCTTAGAAAAACTTTTTACATGATGGACGTGAAGCCTTATCGCCACACCACAACATTCACAGACATGGCCTTGCTTAACACCACAACTTTCGCAAGCATCCGATTTCATAGCAAGGGCTGCTAAACGCCATTGCCTGTATTCTCCGGTGGCTCGTGCCGCAAGGTTTTCCGTGTGAACGCCGCCTTTCCAGTTAGGATTCTTTTCACCAGACCACTTGCCTTTGTGAGCCTTGCTTAAATTCTGGCGATGCTCTTGTGTAAAAGACCTTCCGGTCTTAAGACGATGGTTTCCAAACTCTTTAAGAGCGATTCCATGCTCTTTAAGCCTTTTGAAAACTACGGTCTCGCCTACGCCGTAATGCTCAGCAATACTCTTCATAGACATCGTTTGATACAAATCACTAAGATCCTGAGCCGGTGGGTCAAATGACCTACGGCTTACAGGTATGTCAAAACTATGTAAGGCTCTCCTTACAAGTTCTGCGCTGCACCCGTATCTCTTACCGATTTGTTCGCAATTCATGGTCTTTGAAAGCGTCTCTAATTCCTGCTTTGTTGCTGTTAGTTTTCCCAATCCATTACTCCAAACATCAAGGGGACTGGTCTACTCTAACAGAATAGTTTAATCCGTCAAATCTTCCCGCTGCCCAATCGCAGTAAATGTTTGAAAAGTGCCTGAAGGTACAGTCATGATAAAACTCCAAAGAAAAAAGTTACAAAAATCTTTCAAAAACCCTTGCAGCGTCTTGCCGACTTCCTGTCTTGCGTAAACGTGCAAAGTCCTGTTTTGCTGCTTCTGTGGATAAGCTCTTACCCGTGGCAGTCCCAGGCTTGAGCAGTTTCGGAGCCTCGTTAACTTTTTTGTTAACCCCAGGCTTTGACTGCACAAGTTTGTCGTACTGCGCGGCTTTCCACAATGCTAAAACAGCGCGTGAGTCAGTGGCATTTGCTAGTTCCTCGTCGGAATAACCGAGGTTCTTAGCGTAAGACCTGAGTTCTGCTCGCACCTTTTCACCCTTCTTGGGATCAAGGTAATCAGGAATTGCTGCGGCTACTTTCTTCGCTTCTTCTGCGACGTAAGCCTCCATCTGTTGCTCGCGCTCGGCCTGTTGCTGTTGTGCAATGCGTTGCTGCTCGCCACGGATTCTTGCAATGTCCTTCTCTAACTGAACTCTCTCAGCGACCTTGACTGCATAGGCAATCGGGTCGGTGTCTTTCAATGCCTCAAGATTCTCAGCCTTAATCTGCGCGTTCAGGAACGAGTCCATCGCTTGCAGACGTTGAGAATATGCGTCTCTCGCCTGTTTTGCTTGCTCAATGGCAGACTTCTCTGCTTCAACAGCTTTACGCTGCTCGGCAAGCTGATTGGTTTTTTTATGGTAATCCGTACCTTTTTGGTAGCCCTCGATCAACTCTTGAAGGGTAACTTCGCGCTCTTCGCCTGCTGCTTTGACGACGAAACGTTGTTCCTCCTGAGTCTCCTCTTGTGACTCCTCAGACTCGGATTCACTGGCAACATATTCTTGCTCTGACTGGTCTTGAACTTGCTCTTCTTGAGGTTCGCCACTCATCATGCCAAGAAACGTGTCTGCTGCCTGTCCCACTGTCAAGCTAGTCCCAACTGGGTTGCTGCTTTCCATAAACCACCTTTAATCAAAAAATCTTAAATCGCCTTTTGACCATCTCGCCTTCGGCGGCAATCGTCTCCAGACGCGCTTTTACCTGACGCACTGCGCGAATCATCGTGTAGGACTCCTCGCGTAGATCAATGTCGTCAGGATTACTATTGATGATACGCTCGATGTTGTCTTTTTCCAACTCGGCAAAGACCTCACCTAAGAACTCATCACCTAGCAAACCTTTAGCTCGTTCCCAACGCTGTGTCATAACAAGCTCTTAGCCTTCTTTTTAGGTAGTCTTGACTCGTTCAGAGCCTCCAAGAAATCCTCACCGTACTTGTTTACGGCCTTCTTACGAATGACATACTCGCCAACCTGAAGCGACCCGTAACCATCGTCTGGGTTATCAGGGTTCGGGCCTAGTAAACCGCGAACCTTACCACCCTTCTCGTAAGCGATCTTGTCTTTGGTTACCTTACCACCATTCCAAGACCCTGTTTGTTGCATCTGGTCTACGTTCTCACCACCGTAAGTCTGGCCCGTTGCTTGTTCATAAGCGGTTTGCAGTGCTGCCTTGTCAAAAGCACCTGGGGTGTACTGTTGCACCGCTTGTGATACAGCAGGCACACCAAACTCTAGTGAGCTAGGACGCATACTTGTGAACCCAGCCGCACCAGATCTAAAGGCAGGCGTAAGCCCTGTCTGGATTGTCCCTGGCAGCGTTACATTCTCACCAAATGCGTACTTAATGACATCAGGACTCAAGCCTTGTGAGATTGCATAGTTAGTAAGTTGCTCTCTCGTAAAGCCCTCGCCAAGCCTTTGTTGAGTCCTTCGCCTTATCTCAGGGCCGGCAACAGCGGAACTCTCCATGATCGGAGAACCACCAACCTCGTAGTAAGCAGGCCCAGCCATAGGCGTAACAGGCACACTAAATGCGCCACCAAAGGTCTGAGGTACTGACGAAAACCCACTTGTTGTGGGTTGCTGTAGGCTTTGCAAATACCTTGTATATGCGTCAGTTCCTCGCAGATAAGACTCTAGACTTTGTGGTGTGACAAACGGATTCGTGCTTGATTGTGCAGCAAGGAAGTTAGCAAGTTCCGTTGCGTCTGGTTGTCTGCAAAAAAGATTAAGGAAAACGTTTCTTGCCTGAAATTCAGATAAGACTGTTGGTGCAGTGGTCGTCCCCGTTGCGCCAGTTGTCGTCCCTGTTGTGCCCGTAGTCGTTCCTGTTGTGCCCGTAGTCGTTCCTGTAGTCGTTCCGGTTGCCGATCCAAGAGGCGGCCCCATTTGCGCTGAACGCATTAGATACGCAGTAAAAGCCTCAATTGAACTTGTTGAAGGATCTTTGTTTTTAACAGCCTCAGCAAAATAACCAAGTTGTTCGCTTGTCGGGTCTTTGCCAAATATTGTTTTGTAGACAAGTGCCGCTTGGTCAGGGGTGATGCTAGTGAAAGCTGTACTATCACCTGTCCCAGTTCCAGTACCAGTCCCAGTTCCAACGCCTGTCCCAGTGCCTTCCCCAGTTCCAGTGCTTATACCTTTACCGCTTCCTGTACCAGTGGCTGTTCCAGTCGACCCCGTTGTAGATGCGCCTGTACCGCTTAATTTAGCTTTTTCGGCCATTAAATAATTGCCAAAAATAACATCACTTGCTAGGTAAGGGCTACCTTCTTTTGCTGCAATAGCTAGGTTGTTGTACTCGCTTTCCGTAGGCTGCCTACCAAACACGGTAAAGAACACATCAGCCGCTCTTGATGGGCTGATTGATGCTGTTGGAGAATTTTGAGTTTGTAGCAGCGCGTTTTGATATGCGTCTCTTAATGCCGCTGTGTCAAAAGCCTTTCCATCGCTAGCAATGTACCCACCCGTAACTGGTGGGTTTATCGCCCTAATGCGATACAGAGCCTCTTCTAAGGGTATGTCTGCCCCGTAGTTAAGAATGAAACTCTGCGCGTCATCGTAACTAACGCCTGCTCCCAAAAGGGTCGCTAAGTTTGCTGTTGCCATAGTAGGACTCGCAGTCGTAGTAGGTGTTGCTACAGGCTCTGGTGTAGGAGCAGGTGTTGGTGCGGGAGCAGCCACAGGTGCGGGTTGTGGTGCGGATTGATTAAAAGCAGAAACTTCCTGATAAACAGGCTCACCTGTAGGGGGTGGTGGTGTAGGCGAATATGACTCAGCCACAGGAGGAGCAGCCACAGGCGCTGGAGGCGGTGGAGGTGGAGGCTCTGGTGTCACCACAGGAGAAGGAGGGGGTGGTGGTGGCGGTGGTGGCGGTGTATTGGTTGGCATCCCACCTATCATGTTCCAAGTAGGTATGCTTATAGGATTAGCCATAAAAGCATCTAATTGCTTTTGTTGTTCTGGACTCATTGAGAATTGAGGCTGGGCAACAGGCGCATTACCAGCTAAGAAATTTGGCGCAGGAGGCGGTGTAGTAGGTTGACTAACCTTAAACATTGGGCCTTCAAAACCCAACTTAGCTGATTCAATTCCAATTAATTGAGGATTAGCTAGAAAAGCATCTAACTCTTTTTGTTGTTCTGGTGTAAATGAAAATTGTTGCATCTTATTCTCCAAAGAGTTTTGGACTGCAAGACGCGTCATCCTTGGACGCAATTATACCTAAATTATCCAATAACAACATATTTGTAAGTCTTGTTAGCGGTTGAATTTGCAAAGTGAGTGATCGTAGCCGTACCCTGACCAACAGAACTAGCGTAGATGTTTGTCAAGGCAGAGGGCGAGATATAGTTGATTGTGGTAATCAATGACGCTGTAGATGGGTAATTTGTACCAGCGACATAGGCTTGTAGGCTTACAGTTGTGCTATCTGTCTCCCACCAAAGTTCCACATAATCATTGGCGTTTAGGCTTAGATAATAGTTCCAACCAACCAAACCACGACCATTAACTACACCATGCTTACTAGGAACAGCAAAAAAGCCTGTTGAGCCAGTAAGGTTAGTACCATTAACCTTTATCCAAACCCTCACATCGTGATCTTGGGAATCGGTATTTTCAAACTGACCAGACCATTGAAAGTTATAAATGCCCGTATTTTTGACATTCATCCTAGAACTGTTAGACAGAGTTACACCATTACTAAAGTCTGTGGTGTCCAATGTCATGGCATAAGCCGTATTTATCGCAGCAGCAGTCTGGTCAACAAGACTCTGAAATGCCCCATAAGGGATATAGTCTGTGTAAGCCGCAGCCGAATCAGGCACAAACAAGATAACGCTATCGCCACCAATCCTTCTGTCGTTCAGGGTGGTAGTCGTAGCACCACCAGTCGCTAGAGTTAGCGTACCAGTATTGTTGGTCTTTCCGTCCATGATGCCACGGACAACCTCTGCTGTCTGACGCTGATCTCCACCAAAAGGAGGTAGTGTTCTAAACATTATCGAGTCCCCTGACCTTGAATATCAACATCCAAGGCAACAGCAGTTTTCCATTGTCCAGTAGGCGTTACCTGAAACTGGTGGAAGTTACCATTAGCCCTTAAAGACACTCGATTGTCAGAATCAGCCGCTACAGCCGTTCCAAAGATAGCCTGTTCACTCAATAGCTTCCTAGAAGCAACGGCAACATTTGCCGACCCTCCGTCAATCAAAGGTCTAGCTAGGGTTACTACTGATCTACCACCTGCGTTCAAGTCACCAGTCACAATGTTTCCAGTAGCGTTTGCTCCGTTATAGGTAACGACATACCTACCATTTGTGCCACCAAGGAAGTACTTACCACCCATGTACAGAATAGAGTCCAAAGATACTGTCAAGGCATCAATGCTTGAGGAGATGGAATCTAAGTTCTCCAAAGTGGTAGCAGAGGTAGAAGCGTCAGAAATGTAGTCAGCGCCAGCATCTCCGTATGTCCATTTGCCGTTCTTGAAGTTGTAAATTAACAACTGTCTGTTACCAAAAGTCGTTCTGAAGTTCCAGATAATCAACTTACGCACAGGGTCAACAGCAGAGGACATAATGTTGAATTGGCTCTCGTCAGCATTAAAGAACCAACGATCTATTTTTTCTGAGCCAATGGCGGTAACTTGCTGACCATCGCATGAGTAGAAACCATCGTCTGACAAGAAAAAGGTAATGCCTTGGACTTGAGCAATAGAACCCGCAGCGATACAGCCCTTACCCCTAGAGATATTGTCAAACTGGAAAATGAAAGGTGTGCCGATGTAGCTCATTCGGCTGATACCCTTTTCCATCAGGATAATGCCAAACTCACCACCACGGATGCCCATGATCTGACCACCATCAGGAATATCTTGGTAGTCAGCTTGGGTTACTTGATCTGCATCCCATTCAGTCTCATCGTTGATACCCGACCAACGAACCCGAGATGGATAAATGACAGAGCTTTCAGTAGTAAACGCTGTCACCACGAAATCACGAACAACAGTCAGATATTTACAGATAGGTGC